TCAGTTCTCGACTCTTTGTCGATAACTCCGTCTCGGATAGAGTTAAGAATATCATTCCTTAATTCATTAGTTACTCCTTTCATGCCATGCCATTTCTTTCCGTTAATAGTATAGCCATTCAATTCCTGTTCAGATAACGCGAGAACTTTATCATTGAATACAGACGAGATACCAATATCAATTTCTGTATCTTCCTCTGCAGATTTAAGACCCGTTTTCATATCCTGGCCCACAAATTTCCTCACTCCCCTGATAAATACTGAAGCGTTGATTCCATTGAATAGGCTTTCCAAGAATTCTCCTAATGTTTTTCTAAAGGGCCATATACGGCATTCCATATCTTCATGGTGATAATAATATTCATAGAATTTCTGGATATCAATCTTATCTATTGCATCCAGGGCCTTCTTTTCCCACCTGTCAAAACTCCTTACAATAAAATCATCATAGTCTTTTGATTCCTCAATAAGATCACTTCCAGGATCTAACTCTTTACTCATTACTTCATACAAATCATGGCCTCGTTTCTCTAAAGGTAACTCTTTTGATAAAATTGGTTGCCCTTCTTCTCCTGGTCTTCCTTCAGTTTCAGTAAGTTTCTTTTTGGGATTACCAGGTTCAGGTTTACTTCTGTTTCCAGTTGGTGGCTTTTTACTGGGATTCCCGGCATTTCCATTAGTTCCTTGCTGTCCATTAAAAGTAATTGATTGCTGTTGTTCTTTCGGTTCATCTCCCCAATCAACATCATCCCTTCCCCTTGTTCTTCTAAAGCTGTAGGATCAATAAATCCCCTCATAGCAGCTATTGATGGGCCAGTTATCCTTCCAACTGAATAAAGGAATTTTATCGCAACAGATGTCCTGTTGTAAGTATCAACTTGGTCAGCTAAAGCAGCATCTTCAAAATTCCATTGAGCTCCACCTTTTGCAGTAAGTGGAATATAATCATAGGTCAATCCCCTAACCGCTCTCCTTGGCAGCAATTCTGTCAAAGGAGTCATTCTGTTTGTCCTATCGACAACAGATGGATCAACATAAACTGGTATCAAAGCTGTACCTGCCGTACCTGCTCCACCGGTTTGAGTATCAATAGATTGTTTCTGCATAACTTTCATAGCTTTGTCTATCATGCCCTTGCAGATATCAGCTCTTAAATCCTTACCATCATAAGGATTAAAATATTCAGCAGATGAACCGCCCCATGGATCTTTTTCAACTTGTAAAACTCCACCAAAGCCTCTATCAAAAATAACTTCTGGTGATTCTGATGGTCCCGCTCCAAAATATGCATTACTCATTTTTCATCGACCTCCTAAGTCCTCAATATCGGGATTAATCCCTTCTCTTGAATTTCAATAGATTTGTCTGCTAATTCTTTCGGTGTCATATCCATAGAATCCATCTGTGCTTTGAAAATTGGAGTTTCCTTCAACTTCTTCTCAACACCTGTTTCTATCAATTTGTTAATCTCATCTGCGTCTAAGGATTTCTTATCGTCCCTATTATCGTCGTCATCATCATTAGGTTTCTTACCTGGCTTTTTCTCAGGAGGATGAGGTTTGCTAATTTCAGGTAGAAGTTTCTCATAAACTTCTTTCTCTATGCCTGCAGCAACCAAGACTTTCTCCATATTATCAATAACTTCTTTTGTAACATTAGCTTCTGTTTCTTTCAAAACATCGATCATATTTGTAGCTTTTTCAGCCATCTCTTTGTTTTCTGACATAGGGACCTCCTTAAAATCCAGTTTTAACTCTTTTGCAATCGCAAGATTTAAATTATAAGAATTATTTAAAAAATCAGTATTTACAGCTCCTGCATTTGCATTTGCCGGAATACCGACGAAAGATGCTTCGAGAATTTTTCCTTCAGTATATCTTTTATACTCCTTACCTTCAATTTTGACTTTATCAGATTTTGTTGGCATTGCGCCGATAGAAACTCCAAGTTCAGCTCCATCATCAAGCATACCTTTAACCAATGCTGCTTTAGGATTTGATAGAAAAAATTGAGGTTCTGCAGTCAAAGCATTATGTCCTTTGACAACTTCCAACTTTTTATTTACCCAATCGCAAACTCTATTTTCAACAGCTGCGTTATGGTTAAGCAATCCAAATACTTTATCATTAAGTGCGCCTTCTAAGAAAGATTTTCCAACAACTTCAAACTCCCTATCCAAAGAATCATCAGACAAAACTGCCTTATATTTTCCATCAAGCGTTTTAATAACACTTGCGCACATCATAAATTTTTCCAATTTATTGTTCATAATTTAATTAATAGACATCCTAATATATATACCGATTTGATTTAAGAAGGTTTTTCAGGTATTGCGTATCCTGGTACACACTTACAATTTGGATGCAATGGTGGGCCTTCATACTCTTTACCGTCCATCCTAAACGGTTCATCAAAGGGAATTCCCTTAATATATTTTGCTGTTAGATCCGTGCATTTATCACAACAATTAACTGAAAGCCACGTCTTATTTCCATTTAATCCTGAATCTTTGAAACCTTGTAATTTTCCCTCTGAGATAAATCTTGTAGTTTCAGTTCTTGCAATTCTTTCTGCCTGAGAATCCTTTGCTGTTTTGAAAATATCTTTTACTCTTTTAGTTAATTCAGTTCTCGACTCTTTGTCGATAACTCCGTCTCGGATAGAGTTAAGAATATCATTCCTTAATTCATTAGTTACTCCTTTCATGCCATGCCATTTCTTTCCGTTAATAGTATAGCCATTCAATTCCTGTTCAGATAACGCGAGA